AAGTAGAACCTGTAATAGTTTCACCTTTTGTGAATGATCCACCAAAAGTATTTTGTTCATCTACAAGTTTATTGCCTGTGTCTAAACCATATCTGTTTGTTTGATTAAGTAATACAAAACTATCTGTGACACCTACTGTTTCTAAAAGTATCTGATCTATTGCTGTAAATGTATCTAAATTTAATTCAGCAGATTCCATGAATAGGAAATATGAAGTAAGAAATTCTGTAAATTTAGGATGATCTGTTAATACAAATTCAGGAACTTGTTGTTTAACGAGTGTGGATAGTTTTTTTTTATTTGTTTTTTTTTTGTCCATTACCTAGCCCTAATAACTGCTGGTAGTTGTGTAACCTGTTCCTGCTTGTGAACTACCACTTTCTATTTCATCTACTGATCCAGTAAATGATGAATTGGCTGTATCAATAGATAATACTTGATTTCTCACAGGAACAATATCGTTTGAATCTGGTTGTACGGTTACTCTTACTATGGTACTAGCAGCTCCATCAACATTTGAAATACTTGTAATGTTAGCAGAAGTTAAAATTATTTCTCCTGTTGTATAATTAATTGTACCAAAAGTTGAACTTGTATATATTCTTGTTGTACCACTTAAATAATAAACTCTTATATTTCCTTCGCCGTCATCATCTAGGAAATGTTCATTTGCTGAACTATCATCATTAATCTTAAATCCTGTTGAGGAAACAATACCACCAGCAATAGCATTGTGACCAGAGTGTGGATTGAAAAATGCATTATTAAAAGATAGTGTATATTTTAATCCTGAACTTAATGTAGGTGTTATATTTTTATACATCTTAATTTTAGTGATGTTTGATAATATAGAAGTGTCAGCATTATCAATAATCTGTCCTACTGCTGAATATCTAAACATACCTGTGAAATCCTCTAATGTATCTATGTTGTAGCTTGATACAGCATCCAATACATTTGTTTGAAGTGTTGATATATCTTTAGTTGTTAAACTAGAATCGTATTTAAAAGTTGTAGTTAAAGTTATGAAAGTAGTTTCAGGATCAATAATCACAGGTGTTACCGAAGCAACAGCATATGATTTAAGACTTTGTACTAAACTTGTTTTCGTCACTTCTGTTAAATTAGAACCTGATTTTGCTTTAATAGAAACATAAACTTTTCCATAGTCAGGAGTAGCAGCGTCTTCACCGCCATAAACTTGAACTGATTGAGCATTTGCATATAAACTTTTTACAAGAACTTTATAATCTTCTGCTGTGACTGCTCTATCTTGTGATGTATAATCTCTTGGTGCATTATACTTGATTGATTTAATTGTTTCAGCAGAGTCACCGTTAGCAGCGTTACCTATTGTTGTAATAGTCACATTTGAAAAACCACCAACTGTTCCTGATAATGTAAATGAAGTAGCACCATTTGGTTCATCAAGATTACAAGACACATAATCTAATATGACAATGTTACCATCAGCAATTGCTTCTCCTAAAACACCATCACCAAAGTAAACTTCAAATCTTCCATTTTCAATTTCTTGTAAGAAATAAACTTTAGATGTAGAATCTAATGCTGTGATACCACTTGCTAATGTATATGTGTTTGTTGTAGAGTCCGAAGATGATTCTTGAACCTTAACAGAAAGAGTTGTTGTGTCAACATTATCATTTGGTATAATAAATCTTTGATCTTTGTCAGAAGTGTTTGCTGTGTATTTGTAATTTAAATATGTACCTTCATAAATGTCTAAATTAGAAAATTTGTAAACACCATCTATTGGTGAAATACTTATATCAGCATTATTTACAAAAGAATAATTTGTTCCATCAACCGTAGTTGTAAATTTTGTTCCTCTTGACATTGTAATAGAAGCACCACTTCCATTATTTACAAGAACATCAATTCTTGCTACTGAAGATGAAGCACTTCTTGGAGTATATCCAACTTGTTTTGCTAATGATACAACACTTGATCTTTGATCAGCACTATCAAGATACATTTCGTTTGCTAACATATTAGCATTGTATCCAAGATAGTGTGTGTTGTAAGCAAGAACGTCTAATAGAATATTCATACCAGCACCTTCAAAATCATAATCTGTAAACTCATCTTGTTGTGATAAGAATGTTTTTAGATTGTCTTTGATTCCGTCAAAGTCTAATTGTGATATTTCTAATTTAGTTGCCATATTATCTTAATCTTTCTAAAAATGTTTCTACTTGAACTGGCTCAGGATGATTAACTACATAAAAAGATATTGAAACAGAATATCCGTTTCTATCTAAATTAGGCATATTTGCAACCTGCACCAATCTACATCTTGGTTCATAATTTCTAATTAATAATTCTATTTGTTTTCCAATAAAGTGTGATATCTGAGGAGTTATATTTTCAAATAGTAATGCTCTCATATTAGACCCTACTTCTGGATGGAAAGGTTTTTCATAATGATTTAAGTTAATTAAATTTCGTACACTTCTCTTTACTGACTCTACATCTAACATCTTTTGAATATCTTTTGTAGCAGTATTTTGTTGAAAGTCAAGATTCAAATCTTTATAGATTCTTGAACTTCTTTTACTTTTATTTGTTAGTGTACCAGCGTCATAACTTGCCATATTTCTCTCCTATTACTATTTATACCAATATTACCCACCTGCAAAAACTGTACCACTACCAGTCGTCATTGCACCTGCGTCTGTACTGTCACCTATTCTTGCCATTGCCAAACCTACAGCAAATACTGTATTACTTCCTACATTGACATTTGCTACATGAGCAGGACAAAGAGGAAATGGTGGAAATGTATGAGAAACGGTTTTATCTGTTATTCTAGCAACAAGTATTTTATTTGCAAAGACAGTTGACTGTCCTGGCGTGGCTAAAGTGGTAGTTGCGGTACAAACATGGCCTGTACTTAAACTATCTCCTTTTCGACTTACTGCTGGCATTCTTTTTTCGTTTCCTTAAGTAATATGTTTTACCTTTTATCTTATAAACTTTTTTAGGTCTAAATTCAGGTTCATATCCAGATAGAACCCAATCAAATATTTTTTTAAGATATTTCATTGGAGTATCCTCCTATTTTTTTCTGCTTTTTCTCTTTTTCTTTGCTGGTGGTTTAGTTGCCTTAAATTCGTTGTAAGCATTTTTAACTTTAGACATACCTTCTGGTGTAGGAATCTTTCCTGAGTCAATTAGTTTCTGTCTATTCGCTAAATGTTGCATTTGAACATTATCTTTATCACCACCATTGTAAGCAACAGCGTGTCCTTCTTCCATCAATGTTTCAGCAACATCTTTGCCGTGTATTGTTTTGAAGTTACCAAGAATACGACCAAATTTACCTTTCATATTCTCTCCGCCTTTTGTTACCTGTGATAACAAGATTGCTTCTCCACCTAATAGCGAATTTAGTCTATCTTTCGCTGCTAAGCCAAATATTTTTTCGATTTTGTCGGTTGTTCTACTTTCAGGAGTGTCAATGCCCATAAGTCGGACTCTTTCATCTCTAAGCCAAACGCCAAAACCTAAATCTAGGTCAATATCAACGGTATCGCCGTCAACTATTTTTACAATTTTGCATTTATACTCGTACATAGTTTTTTCCTTTGAATTTAATAATAACTATTTATAAGTGCTTGACGAAATAGTAAAAAAATGATATAATAGACTTATGACTTTTGATGGAGACGGATAAAGTCAGGACGCACGGCCTGGTTCCTAGGATCAGGCCGCTAAATCCTTAATGTTCTCTTTTTGTTCTAATTTTATCCATTATTTTCCATTTTTTTGTTGACATTTATAGGTTTTTAGTGTATTATAATTGTATATTATGAAAAAAACACATAAAAATAATGATTCTATCAAGTGCGACACTTTGTGCTATATACAAAAGTCAAAAACTATGATATTATTATTGTATATTATGAAAAAAACAACTAAGGAGACTACATTATGTCAAAAGTAAAACAATGGGCAGAAGATACTGCCGAAAAATCAGTTGATAAGATTTTATTACAAGTTAAACAGAATCTTATTACTAAAGAAACTGCAACAACTAATATTTTAGATGTTGAAAATGTTGCAATGTTAGGTATTGATTCAGAAAATGTTGAAGAAGTAATACAGGAGAATGCTTAATGAATAAATTTAAAGAAATTATGGCGACTTGGTTCGCTGTGCTTGGTATTCTTGCCCTTATATTTAGTGCTGGTGCCGTAGAAGCAGATAATTATATGATTGCATTTGTATTATTTGTAATAGGAACAAGTACTTCTTTTATTTCAATCGTATGTCAGGAGAAACAATAATGTTTACAATAGAAGAATATAATACAGCAGAACAATATAATAAATTGAGAGAAGAAGAACTAATCTTAAAGGCTGCCAAATCGAGTGGCGCTAATAAGGCAGAAATGTTACACGGCTCTTTGTTTGTTACCTTTACACCAGGTTTTGTAGATGTATTATCACAAGAATTAAAAGGTGTACTAGAGAAACTTCTTGACAACACAAAGGTTAAGATGTATAATATTAACAACGGCGAATACGCTTACGACTTTATATAACAGAAGGAGAACATTATGAAGATACAATTAGGAGATACAATCAAAGACGACAAAGGAAGAGAAGGCGAGATAATTAATATCGGTATCGCTACTGATAAGAACGATATTGCTGGTGAGTCAGGAGTTGACGCAAAAGAGTATGATACAGAATTAAATTATACTGGTGCTATATCATTTCAAAGTGAGTTTGGCTCTTACTGGTGTTATTTTAGTCAGATCGCTGAAGTGATTAA